TATACCATACCTTTTTGAATTTTTCTACCACTCACAATTGAGAACGACCTTACAGGCAGCACCACCTCGGAATGACCTCAATCCTTGTCACATTGCCAGTGCAGTTGATGGTGCAAACACCTGATTTGAGAACCGGGAACTCCGCTCCTTTGACAGTGTCGTTTTTGAGAACGGTGTCCTTGAAGCAGTTCATCAGCTCACTGTCTATCTCGATGTACTCGTCCAAGTCGGAAATCATCATGCCCCGTCCTTGGGGTTGTACCAGCAGCGCCACCGTACCGCTGCCATAGAGCTTAATATACGGTCGGCTCTCAAAAGCAGTGGGATTTGTAATCGTCAGTACAGAAGCGTCAGCCGACACCGTTTCCTGCCCCGCAAGGCTGTACTTATAAGGCTTGCAGTTGAAGGTAACCGTAAAACTGCCGACCTTGTTTAGCTGCTCCTCAATGTCCAGATTGCCGGAGATGACACCGTAGCGGAAATACTCCGTATCGTAGGAGTCGGTGAGTTCATGGTATCTGTCCGGCTCGGAATAAAGCCAGCCCTTAATGTCCCGCAGGACAGCGGCAAGTGCGGCTATATTCTTCCGAGCGAGGAACACTGTGTAGGTTACTTTGATGTTAGCAAAGCGACGGTTCGGATTGATGATGTCGCCGCTCCGTCCGGGAATGGAAATGAACTCCGCATCGTACTCCGGTGCGGAGAACACATCCTTCTTCTCGATATGCAGGCCGAAATCAGCGGAACTGCGGCCGTTGTAGGTGAAATAGGTCATGCGAAAACCACTCCTTTCCGCTGGGCGAAATGGTTCGCCGTTTCCATGACTTCATTGGTAAGCTGACGGATGTCCTCGCTGCTGTAATTGTTGAAGTTCGTGATGTTCAGGGCAATGGTGAAAGCGGACGCCGCCTTGCCGACCACACCGTCCACGGCAGAGCGAATCGAGCCGTTCACATCAAAGTCGGTGGGCAGAGCCGTCTGCATATCGTGGGCAAGGTCACCCATGACACCGTTGATGTCCTCCGCCATCCCTTCGGCGGCTTTGACCGCTTCATCGCCGTTGTCGTCAATGGAACCGGCAAGACCCTTAACCAGCATTTCACCGACCCATGCCATTTCCTTCGAGGGCGAATGGATGCCGAAGAAATCGCAGATGCCGTCCCAGATGGAGGAGATCCACCCGGACACCTTATCCCACAGCCACGAGGCAAGCTGGGTAATACCGTCCCACAGGCCTTTTACGATATTGCCGCCGATCTCCACGATTTTATACATCAGAGAGCCGAAGGCTTTCACGATGCCCGCAATAATCTGCGGCACGGCCTTTACGATCTCCACGATAATGGTGGGCAGATTTTCAATCAGCGCAACGAACAACTGCACACCTGCCACGATGATTTTATCGATGTTTCCGACCAGAGCATTGACAATGCCGGAGATGATTTGCGGAATCGCCTGCACGATGGTGGTGATGATCTGCGGCAGGGCTTGAATGAGGGAAATCAGCAGGTCGATGCCTGCCTGAATAATGAGCGGTATCGCATTCAGCACAGCATTGATAATGCCGTCAATGATTTTCGGGATAGCTTCCACGATTGCCGTGATGATCTCCGGCAATGCAGTTACCAGCGAGGTCAGAAGCTGAATGCCTGTTTCGATGATCTGAGGAATCGAATCCAGTAAGAAGGTAATGATACCGTTGATGATCTCCGGCAGAGCGGCGATCAACACGGGTATTGCGTCCAGAAGCCCTTGCGCCAGCCCTGTTATAAGCTGTAAGGCTGCGTCAAGGAGCATCGGCAGGCTGTTCACCAGTCCTTGCACGATGGTGACGATTGCCTGCACCGCTGCCGGGATGAGCGTGGGCAGTGCATCCGCAATGCCTGTCACAAGTGTAGACACCAGCTGAACCGCAGCCTCAATAAGCAGGGGCAGATTCTCAATCAGCGTGTTCACGATGGTCATGAGCGCAGACACCGCCGCCGGAATAAGCTGCGGAAGCAGGGACAGAAGCGTTTCCAGCACCTGCGAGAAAAGTTCGGTGACCGCCTCCAGCAGTGTGGGCAGCAGTTCCCCCACAGCCGTCAGCAGGGCATCCAGCGCCGTGGGCAGAGCCGCCACAATGTTCTCAATAACCGGGGTGATGTTTGCCACCACGGTCTTGAAGGCATCCACCATGTTGTTGCACAGCAGCTCCATGTCAGCGTCCGCATCGCCGAAGCCTACGATGAGGTTGGATACGGCAGATTTCAACGCATTCATGGAGCCGGAGATGGTGGCTTCCGCTTCTTTTGCGGTCGTACCGGCAATGTCCATGCTCTCCTGCATGACATGGATGGCTTCCACCACATCCGCATAGGAGGAGATGTCGTACTTGACGCCGGATATCTTCTCCGCATCGGCAAGCAGTCGCTCCATTTCCTGCTTTGTGCCGCCGTAGCCCAGCTTGAGGTTGTCGAGCATCGTGTAGTTCTGCTTGGCAAAGCCCTGATAGGCATTCTGAATGGAGGACATATCCGTGCCCATCTTGTTGGCGTTATCGGACATATCCGTGATTGCCATATCCGCATACTTTGCGGCTTTTTCTGTATCGCCGCCGAGGGACTGGATCAGGCTTGCAGAGAACCCTGTGACCGTTTCCATGTACTCGTTGGCAGAGAGTCCTGCCGTTTTGTATGCGTTGGCGGCATACCGCTGGATCTCCTGCGAGGAGTCCTTGAACAAGGTGTCAACACCGCCGACCAGCTGCTCATAGTCAGCATAGGCGGCGATGACCTCTTTGCCGAGCTTCACGGCGGCGGCACCTGCGGCGACGGCCACAGCACCGAGTGCCACACCTACGGTTTTGAGAACCTTGCCGAAGCCTTCAAACTTACTGCCGGATTCCTCCGCAGCCTTGCCGCCCTCCTTGATGGCTTTTTCGTTCTCGTCCAGTTCCCGGTTCATGTCGTTGAGGGCGGCTTCGGCATTGTTGAGTTGGATCTGCCAGTTCTGTGTGCGGCGGTCATTCTCCCCGAAAGAGGTGGCGGCATTCTGCAGAGCCTTGCGAAGGGTGTCGATTTTTGTCGTCTGCTCATCGATCTCTTTTCGCAGCACCTTGTTCCGTGCGGCGAGAGCCTCCACGGATTTATCGTTTTTATCGAACTGAGAGGTGGCGAGCTTCATTTCGGAGCCGAGCACCTTGAAGGACTGGTTGATGTCTGCCAGTGCTTTCTTGAATTCTTTTTCGCCCTCAAGACCGATCTTCAGTCCGAAACTATCTGCCATTCGCCGTCACCTCCTTAAATGCCGTCCGGGATAATATCGTCAATATAATGCTCCCTCGCCGGGGTTGCCTGTCCGTTATACTGCTTGTGACACTCCCATAAGTCCAACAGCAGGCCAAACGGCATCAGCCACACCTCATCCTGGCTGAGATGCAGGTGGGCAAGGCCGTAATAAAGAAGCCGGGTAAACAGCTCCGCATCGGAGACTGTTACCCGACTTGTGCGTTTTTTGAGTCTTTCTCGCTTTCCACATTCCGCTTGGTGCCCTTATACAGTGCCTCCGTAATGGCGGTTTTGTATCCTGCAAGGTCGAGGGGCGTGGTCAGAAGCTCCACCACATCCTCGGTGAGCGGCTCCTTGGGGTGCTCCTTGTCCTTGAGATTGTGGATGAGGATGCTCTGATTCGCCAGAAGCGTGATAAGCCACACGATCTCTCCGATAGCCATTTCAAAGTTCTCGGATTTCATCAGCTTCTCACCGAGGTTTTCCAGACCGCCGTAGCGACCGGCGATCTCCTTTGTAGCCTTGGTCGTGAGGAGCAGCGTGTACTCCTCATCGCCGATGGTAATGGTTGCGGTTCTTTCGTTATCCATCATAAGTTACCTCCGTTAAGTGGATTTCTCGGGTGATGCCGCATAGGTCGGCTCGTATACCGTCTTATACCAGTTGGAAATGGTGGCCGCCGTCACGGTGGTATCGCCCTCGGTGACCTCTGCTTTCCAGGGATGCACACCCTTGGCGTCCGGCTTGTTGCGGCGCAGGATGGTGCCTTCAATGGTGGGTGTGGAGAAGGTAATGCTGTCGCCCTTGGTGGCAAGGTTTGTCGCTGGGATACCGAACTTCACACGGTAAAGCCAGAAATACTTGTATTTGCCGTTGGACTTCTTTGCACGGAAGCCCACCGCTACGGGTTCGCCGCCGTCCTCGCTTGCGGAGACGACCACGCCGTTTTTGTCGATGGTTGCACCTGTCAGGTCGGATGCGGCGGTCGCACCGATGTCATCCACGCCGAGTGACAGCGTGCCGCTTTTGAATTCCTTTACGATCTCTGCCGCACCGTCGTCGGCGTAGAGAGTCGCTTCTGCCAGTTCCACAGAAAGCTCTGCGGTCATGGCCTTTGCCAGTTGCACTGGAGAAGCGTAGGTTTCCTCGCCGCTTGCGTCCTCGGTGATTTTGGCGTAATAGAGTCTGTCAAGACCGATGGTTGCCATGTTTTAAACCTCCAATTCATAGATTTGCGCCACATCAATGGCGTAGTGATGGTAGCCGGTTTCGGCCTCAAAGCCGATATACCGGCGGTCGGTAATATAAAAGTCCGCACCAAGCAAGGCACGGACAAGGTCATTTTTCAGTTTGGTGTAACTGCCCTTTGTGAAGAGGGACAGCCGTGCCTCCTGTGTCTCACAACCGGGAGCGTTGTCGGCGTGGAGCTCAAAGCTGTCCGACAGCGGTGTGATAACCAGATAAGTGTCCGGTGCTTTGCCGGAGAACACACCCGTTTCCACAGACACGCCGCAGCTTTCGGCGAGGTTTTGCAAATCGGATAGCAGGCTCACAGCTTTTCCACCTCCTCATCCAGTACCTTGGTCATGGCATCGATGCATTCCTGCCGGGACGCTGTTTTCGCAGGTTTCAGAAACGGCTTTGCGGGCTGCCCGTGCTTGCCGTATTCGAGAATGTTGGCAAGTTTGGCATTGCTGCCGCCGTCCGAGCGAGGCTCGGCAAAACCGACCTTGATGTCGTGGTTGCCGTCCCGATTCAGCTTGGAGGGCGAAAGGCCGAGCGCACCTTCCAGTTTGCCCGTGGAGCGAGAGTCATATTTTGTTCCTCTGCCAATAACGGAGGAGAGATTGCTCTTGACCTTCTTCAGCACGACCTTGCCACCGGCCTGCAGGACGGTATCCGCCACGCTGTCAAAGTTGCTGCCGAGCCTGGATATCTTTAGAAGGAAATCCTCCGGCATTTTCATGTCGCACTTAGCCAACGGTCGGCACCTCCTTCTTTGCCAGCAACTCAATGTACATCCCACGCCCCTTTACATCCTCCACGGACACAATGTCGTAGCGACAGTCATCGCAGATGAGAAACTGGTCGGTAGTGACCGTCAGCCCAGGAATACACCGAAAGCGGAACAGGTCGGTCGCTTCACTGAATGCAGCGAGGTTTGCCCACCGCTGACTGCCGTGCCGACCTTCCCGGTATACACGGACGGAAGCGAGGACTTCATCCTCGGAATGGGTGAAGCCCTCGCTGTCCTTGACCTGCCTGGTTTTCACAATGTCGGCAAAGCCGTTCATTTTTCCAAAACTCATACCTGCCACCGCCTATCCAAGCGGAGCAGCAGATTGACCGTGTTCCACACCTGCTGCGCCGCTCCGGTGTTATCCGCAAAGAAGCCGCCCGTGCTGCCGTCCCGGCTTTCATAGAAGTGGGACGACAGCATGATGACGGCTTGCTCTGTGGTGGCTGGCATGGGATTCTCCTTATAGAACCCCTCCGGGATGTGCTGGTAGCTTTCGGCGTAAGAAACAGCGGCGGTGATGTAGCTTTTCAGCAAGGCATCATCCGCCGTGTGTTCCAGGATAAGGTTGGCTTTCACTTTGGAGAGAAGCTCGTCCATCACCGCCGCCTCCTTCCTTATTCGGTTTTCAGCTTGAGGATCTGAACGGCTTCGGGGAGAATGAGTTTGCCGTCCACACGCTCCTTGGCAACGAAACCGATCATACCGTTGCCCGCGAACAGCTCATTGAGCTGCTTGAAGGAACGGGTGCCGCGGTCGCCGATGTTGTAGTAGCTGTAATCGCCGAACGCAATAGCATTCTCCGGCGCATACGCAGAGGTGTGAACCGTGTAGCCGAGAATACGATCCGGTTCGCCTGCCTGGTAGGAAGGCTGCCAGATGTATGCACCGTTGTTGTCCTTCAGCTTGCGGATCTGCGCAATAGTCTTGTCGTTCATGATGAAAGAGGCAGACTTGCGGTAGGGACGCTTCAGCGCATGGATGAGGGTGATGAGGTCATCGCTCTTGAGTGCGGCAGTCAGCGTTTCTGCCACATGACCACCGCCGGTTTCCGCAAACAGGCCAAGCGGCTGACCGACACCGGTGCCGTTGAGGAATGCGTCCTCCTCGGCATTGGCGAGTGCCTTGCCGAACTCGGTGAGAATGTAATCCTCCAGCTTGAACGCATTGTCGTAGAGCAGTTCCTCGGTCACCTTGATAGCGACATGGAGCTTGTGCGCGTCCAGAAGGATCTGTGCAAAGGTTGCGTCACCGAAAGAGAGTGCGCCGCCTTCCTCAATCCACGCAGCGGCAGGCGCAGTCGCTGCAATGTTGATCTTATGCTCACCGGATGTGGTGATGGTATGGCCGAGCTTTCGCATGATGTTTTCCTCGGAAAGCGTCTGAATGAGGCGGGAATCGTACTCTTCGGGTACGAGGTAGCCGCCGTCAGCGTCAACACCCTCGCGAAGGACATCGCTCACCTGGTGGAAGTTGCTGCGAAGGGCGGTAAGCATTCCGGTGCGGTAGGCGTCGGAAGCACGACCGGTCTTGGGCTTCTCGTCAGCGGTGGACTTGCCGTTCATGGGCTTCTCGGTGATGGGAGAGGAAGTGGGTCTGTTCAGCTGCGCTTCCATTGCGGACATGGCTTCCATGCGCTCAATCTCGGCACCGTAGTCCTGCACCTTCTTTTCCATCTGAGCATAGGTCTTGGCATCCTCTTCGGAAAGAAGGCCGTCCTTGTCGCGCTTGGTCTCCACAAATGCCTTTGCAGCGTTCCAAGCCTGGTTGCGCTTTTCACGCAGTTCGTTGATAGTCATATTGAATTACCTCCAGTTTTTAATAAGATTGAGCCGATCCATAAGGTCATCGGCTTTTTGTGTACGGGTGGGTTTCGGGGCGATGGCGCACTTTGCGGCGATTTTCTCCATGAGAGAGTTCACCACATTCGCCTTGGAATACAGCATGGAAACGGCTGGTGTGGGCACCTCTTCGGATTCCAGGCTTCTTTGCATGATTTCGTCCGCAAAGCCGAGTTCCACAGCCTTGTTTGCGTCCATCCAAGTTTCGGCATCCATGAGATGAGACAGTTTTGCACGAGACAGCCCCGTCTTGATCTCATAGGCATTGATGATAGAATCCTTCACGCTGCCGAGCATCTCGATAGCTTTCTGCATCTCGTCCGAATTGCCGAATGCCGCTGTCATGGGGTTGTGGATCATAAACATGGACACCGGGGACACCAGCACCTTCGTGCCTGACATAGCAATGACGGATGCTGCGGATGCCGCAATGCCATCGATTTTCACGGTCACATCACCCTTGTAGTCCATGAGCATATTGTAGATTTGAGCCGCCGCCACGCAGTCTCCACCAGGGCTGTTGATCCACACGGTGATGTTTCCGCTGCCGGACATCAGCTCGTCCTTGAAAAGCTGCGGGGTGACATCATCGTCAAACCAGCTTTCCTCGGCGATGGTCCCGTTCAGGAACAGGGTTCTTTCCTGTGTCTGTTCCTGCGTCTCCGAGTTCGTCACCGTTCGGCTCTTCCAGTTCCAGAATTTCTTCATCGATTTCTTCCTCCTTTCCGTCATCGGTAGGTGTATCTGCAAAAGCACCCGCATTCTTCAGTGGGAGCATATTGCCATTGATGAGGTACAAGTCGCCGCCGTCCTCTGCCGGGATACGGTCGAGGTTTTCCAGCTCCCGGATGTCGTTTGCGGACATCCAGCCGTTCTGGCGGCCGATGGCGTACCCGTTCATGCGGCTTTGGTAATCGCCGCGAAGCAAGCCTTCCAGATTGAACTTCACGAAATACACGGCTTTTTCGTCCCGCGAAAGGAGTGACCGCTGAATGGACTGCTCCCAGCGGATGACCCAGGGGTCAAGGGTGTACTTCACGAACTCCAAGGACTGCTGCTCAATATTAGAAAAGCTCGACTTTTCCAGGTCACCCACCATGTGGGGCGGCACTCGGAAAATTCGAGCGATCTCATTGATTTGGAATTTGCGTGTTTCGAGGAACTGTGCCTGCTCCGGCGAGATGCCGATGGGCGTGTATTTCATGCCTTCCTCAAGCACGGCGATTTTGTTGGCATTGCCGCTGCCGCCGAAGGTGGACTGCCAGCTCTCACGCACACGCTGCGGGTCTTTGATCGTGCCGGGGTGTTCCAGCACACCGCCCGGTGCAGCACCGTTGGCGAAGAATTTCGCGCCATACTCCTCACAGGCGATAGCCATGCCGATGGCGTTCTTCGCCATTGCAATGGGACTGTAACCGACCAGCCCGTCAAAGCCGAGTCCGGGGATATGCAGCACATCCGAGGGCTGAAGCGTTACGGCGAACTCCTTGTTCTTGATAGCCTCGTCTGTGCCACGGTAATAGGTGTAGTACAGGCGACCATCCTCGTCTCTGTCCACCGACATCTTGTTCGGCATCAAAGGGTACAGGGCAACGATCTCGTTCTTTCCGTTTCGGATGATCTGCGCATAGGCATTACCCCAGAGGAGCAGATGTGTCATGAGTGTTTCCCGGAACACGAAAGAACTCATCTCCGGGTTCGGCTCATCGTGGAGCAAGCGGTAGAGTGGATGGTCGAGCGCCATTGCCTTGCCGCCGCTGTCCGTGTATTTATAGAGGTGCAGCGGCAGACCTGCGACAGCCTCCGACAGGATGCGGACACAGGAATACACGGCAGTCATCTGCATGGCCGAGCGCTCCGTTACCGCTTTGCCGGAAGTCGTGCCACCGAAGAAAAAGGCGTAGTTGCTGCCAGCTGTGCGGTTTTGAGGCTTGTCCCTGGATTTGAACAGCCCTGAAAAGATACCCATAGTAAAACTCCCTTCATATAAACAAAATGCCTCGGTTATCATAAACCGAAGCACCATTATCGTTTCCACAGCGTATAGCTCTGTCAAGTGCCATAATGGTCGCTACGGCGCCGTCGATTTTCTCTGTGGATTTCTCTTTGTCCGGCTTGATGTTTCCGGCAGGGTCGGTGCGGATGAAAATGTTGTCCATCATCCAGCGGAGGACGGGATGCCCACCATGGGCGATTTTCTGTTCCAGCACCAGCTTCATCAGCTCCTTGGTGGGCGGAGACATATCCTTAAAGCCCTGTCCGAAAGGAACGACCGTAAAGCCCATGCCCTCAAGGTTCTGTACCATCTGCACAGCACCCCAGCGGTCGAAGGCGATCTCCCGAATATTGAAACGCTCACCCAGGCTTTCGATGAACTTCTCGATGTAGCCGTAGTGAACGACATTGCCCTCGGTGGTCTGCAAAACGCCCTGCCGCTCCCACACATCATACGGCACATGGTCACGCCGGACTCGAAGGTCGAGATTGTCTTCCGGTATCCAGAAGTACGGCAGGATGATGTATTTGTCATCCTCATCTTCCGGCGGGAACACAAGCACGAATGCCGTAATATCCGTAGTGGAGGACAGATCCAGACCGCCATAGCAGACACGACCTTCCAGATCGTCCTCGCTGACAGCAAACTCGCATTTGTCCCACTTGTCCATCGGCATCCAGCGCACCGCCTGCTTGACCCACTGGTTGAGGCGAAGCTGTCGGAAGGAGTTCTCTTCGCCGGGGTTCTGCTTGGCAGACTCGCAGGCGTCCTTCACCTTGTCGATGCCGACCGTGATGCCGAGGGACGGATTGGCTTTCTTCCATACCTTCGGGTCGGTCCAATCGTCCGATTCCTCCGCACCGTAGATAACGGGATAGAAGGTGTGGTCGATTTTTCGACCCTCAATGATATCCTTGGCCTTCTGGTGGATTTCATAGCAGATGGACTTCGTATCGTTGCCGGCCGTAGTAATGAGGAAATACAGCGGCTGCATACGGGCATCGCCGGAGCCTTTGGTCATGACGTCAAAGAGCTTGCGGTTCGGCTGCGTGTGCAGTTCATCGAATACCACACCGTGGGTATTAAATCCGTGCTTGTTGCCGACATCGGCAGAGAGCACCTGGTAGATACTGCCCGTTGGCTGATAAATGAGCCGCTTCTGGGAATCCAGTATCTTGACCCGTTTGGAGAGTGCCGGACACATCCGCACCATATCCGCCGCCACATTGAAAACGATGGACGCCTGCTGCCGATCGGCGGCGCAGCCGTAGACCTCGGCACGTTCCTCGCCGTCACCGCAGGTGAGCAGAAGCGCCACCGCAGCGGCAAGCTCCGACTTGCCCTGCTTCTTGGGTATTTCGATGTATGCCGTGTTGAACTGCCGGTAGCCGTTGGGCTTGAGGACACCGAAAATGTCCCGGATAATTTGCTCCTGCCAGTCGATAAGTTCAAAGGGCTTTCTCGCCCAGGTGCCCTTGGTATGGCAGAGGCTCTCGATGAACATCACGGCATAATCCGCTGCGTCCACATCGTAGCGGGAGGTTTTCTCCATGAACCTTGTCGGCTTGTAGTTTTTCAGCTTTCGCAATTTCTCACCCCCTCCGGCAGAGCAATAAAAATAGCCGCCACCGAAATCGGTGCGACCTTCCGTACAACGAGCAGCAGCCCCTTTCGGAGCCGTTGCTTTGAGTTGTTGTTGTGGCTTACCAGTTCTCGCTGTGGAGCAGAAGCTCCAGCGCAAGCTGCGTGTTCTCATCGGTGGGCTCAATGTCCCAGCCTCTGTCGTAGTTGCAGACAATGTATCCGTCCCGCTTGAACATTAGCTTGGAAATGCGTCCGCCGTCGATGCCCCACTCAGAACCTTTGTCGTACTGCTTCATCCAGTAGTGAAAAACCTCGCCGTTTACCTTGATGCTGCTTTCTTTCCACATAACCGTGTACCTCCGTTTGTTTTGTTGTGAGTGTATATTACCGTCATGTCCGGGATATATCCAGTCATTTCGGAGAATATACTACACAATCATTCGGAGTAAAAACTGTGTATATTACAGCGTTATTCCGGCTGGCGGCAGCGGTGAATGGAGGCGATGATCTGCTCCTGCTCCTCCGGTTTTACGCCGATGGAATCGAGCGCCTCCCGTGTGCCACAATCCGGGCAGATGAGCGTTTCGTTGTCGAGCCTCGAAAGAGCCGGATGTTCCCGGAAGGCTTGCCCACACCTGGGGCAGACCGATATTCGGATGATTTTATTTTCCCTCATGATGTTCCTCCCCACATTTGAGATAAGCGTCTATCAGCACAAGCCGGTCAAAGCCAAAATCGTCGTAGCCCTGGATGCAGGTCTGCATATAAGGAATGGACGGAATGCCGATGGGCCTGTCCTCATGCATGATGTACACGAATACCCGTCGCTTACGGATTTTGCCCGTGCGGATACCCTTGATTGGTAGGGTCAACTCCTTCTTGTAATAGAAGTTCGGGAAGCCCTCGTAACGATCCAGGGCTTTTTCATCCTCTGCGGTGACTTCCCATACAGCAACAGGAACTGAGATGCCGGACTTCTTTTCCACCGTAAGGTAAGAGCCTGTTTTGCTGCCCTTGAAAAGCAGTTCGTAATCCTTGAGAACCGATGTGCCGATGATCCGTGCCGACGGGCAGCGCATCCGCATCTGACGGACATTGAGGTTGCTGCCGTAAGCGATGTAATAGCGTTTTTCCATAAAAAATACTCCTTTCCGAAGTTGCCTTCTACCACCGAAAGCCCGCCATCAGCGGGTTCGGGGGCCTCTGGGCTGCGTCCTTCAAGCGGCTGCTCTGCCGCTGCGGAAGGCTGCATCCCCATCCAGGCGCTTCGTGAGGAGCTCTCTTGCGGTCTTGAACTCGTCGCCAATAAAGCCGAGGCGAAGGAGCCAAGTGCGCATTGCGTATTTAGAGTTCTCATTCTGCTGGGGCTTGGGGCTTGCGGTTCTGACCGTCTTTGCCATCTGGCTCAGGGCGAGGCACAGCTGAATGTAACTCTTGAGCTGGCCAGCGTGGAGTCCGTTCTGCTTGCCGTCTGCCGGAGCATCGAACTGGAAGAGCCGGAACTCGACCGTTCCCTTGGTGAAGGTGGCGTGGAGGTTCAGCATATGGTAGCGGCTGTCGTTGTAGTGCTGGCTTCTGCCGTAGTCGGCGTTCTGGCTGCCGTACCAAATATCAGCCAAGGCTGCCATGGTGGTGGGTTTTCTGTTGTTCAGCCGTTCCAGGAATCTGGGGTCAACCGTGCGGCAGTAGCGGCTGATGCGGCCTCTGTCGAGGTTCAGTGCGCTTGCCAGGAGGTCTTCGTGGCTTGCCATGATGTTTGCGAGGTTTCGGAGCGTTTGGGGCGTGTGCCCCTTGGCGCCGATGTGGATGTGAACACCGCAGCCTCTGGTGGCATCGCTTTTTGCTCCGGCTTTGCGGAGGCGGCGAACCAGCTCCTGCAAGGTCTCCATGTCAACGTAGGTGAGGATCGGCGTGACCATCTCGCATTTCTCGCTGTCCGGGCCCGCGATGCTGACGTCCTTCTGGAATTTCCACTCGCGTCCGCTCTCATCCCAAGCAGACCAAGTGCAGTAGCCGTTGCGGCAAGCGGTGTTCTCGTACCGCCCGGTACCGAAGAAGGTGGCTACCAGCCTTGCGGCCTTCTCTCTGGTGATGCTGTTCATTTCGACCTCGACCCCGATGGTCTGCTTCTTCATTTCGGCTACCTGGTTTTCTGTTCTTTGGCTCATGTTTGTGACCTCCGTTTTGGTTTGTTTTCCCTTTCGGTAGTCACATATTACCTCTGAAAGCACACTATATCCAGTTATATCTGAGCTATAAACTACACGATCTTGTGGTCCAGAAACTGTGTCTATTACAGCAGTTTACGGCAAATATCCTCCCCGTAAGCCACGCTCAGACCGCAGCCGTTATCCCAAGCAACCATGATGCTGCCGATGTCATCCACACCTCGCACGGTGCCTTTCGTGCCGACAGGCGGTGCCTGTGGGTCATCCATCTGAACAAGCTCCACACGGGTGCCGACCGGGTATTCCTTACGGATACGCTCGACCGTCTCTTTACTCGGAAATCTCATGCTGCGCACCTCCGTTTCTGAAAGCCGAAGAGCCGGAGAGGTTCTTTAGCAGCATTTTTCGAGCAGCTTTGTATTCATCACCAATGAAACCCAGCCGAAGCAGGAAACAACGGAATGCGTACTTCTCATTTTCAATCGGTTTTTCGGAAGAATTGACACGGCTTTGATTTCGTGCCATTTCGCACAGCTTGCAGATAAAGGTGTCATAGGCTTTCATCTCGTCCGGGGTTGGAGTCGCCGGGAACCAAGGGAAGGATACCTTCGTGTCCGTGATTTCCAGTGGCAGATCAGCGACTCCGAGGGCTTTCTTGATAAGACCACCCTTGGCGGCAATGAGTGCCTTGAGGTTTTCCAGATTGCTGTCGGTGAACAGACTCTTCGGCATGGAAATGCAGACGGCGCAAGGCTCGTCCTCGGCATCGGTGTGGCTCTGGTCGATATCAAAGCCCTCATCGTAGATGTGCTGCAGCAGGCGCTCAATGACCTCACTGTCGGCACGGTCATCAAAGGAAAGGCTGCCGTTTCGGTCGATGGTGAAGTAATCCACCTCATAGTTGAATGTGGGTGCGCCACAGTACTTTGCGGGGACACCGAGCCAGTCGGAGATGGTCTGCACCAGCCGCTTGCGCTCTGCGCCCTGTGCATGGATTGTAATAGTCATGTTCGTGACCTCCTTGTTTTATGGTAGTCACATATTACCGTCAGGCTGGGCACTTATCCAGCTATATCTGCACATTTCCGGTGTAGATTATATCGGCGCATTATCGCCGCCGGACTGTGCATACCACACAATTCCGCAGAGTACGAACCATACGCACGGGAGTGCCACGCCGTTGCCCCACATCTTATATTCCGCACTGTCGGAATACGGGTCTTTCAGCCACTTTGCGACCTGCTTGTCGGACTTCATCTTGCAGCCGGTCACTTCGGAGTAGGTCTTGAAAACCTTATGCCAGAAGTACATTTCCTCATCGGTCGGCTTTTCCGTGCCGAGGTCGGCACACCAGTTGTCCGGGAAGCCTTGAAGTCTGGCGCACTCAGTGGGCGTCAGCCGTCTGACGGTGTATCCGTTTTGGATAGCACCCGGCCCTTTTGCCACCAGCGTCGGCTGAAGCTCCTTTTCAAAGGTCGGAGCGAACTTAGCGTTCTGCCCCTGGTTGAAGGTATCTCTGCCTATGCCGTAGCAGACAGCGGTCGGGTCTTTGTAGTCCCGTGCGAGGACAGTCGGTGCTTTTTCCTTGGAAACCTGGGTGAAGCTGCCGGTTGTCATGGTATAGACAGCGTGGCGGTCGACCGTATTTAGGGTAAAGCTGACATCTTCGTTGATGCCGTCGCCCTGGGGACCGTTCCTGTCCTCGCGACCGATCATGGAGCCCTGCAGCACATAGGTCTGCTGTTTCGTCCCAGCATTAGCACACACAACAGCGGAGCGGTCTCCGAGGTCACGAACCTCATCCCGCTGATTCTGCGTGAAAGCGACAACAGCAATTCCACCCTGATTGCAGGAGGGATTGCCGCCGTTTCCGTCAAGCGTCCGTGCGGTTTCCGCTTCGTAGATGCCGCTGTGGGGATTATCCGACTTCATGGCATTGGAGTCCTTGGAGCAGATACCGAAGGGTTGAAGGACACAGGTAAAATTGTCCTTGTCCGGCATACGCTGATTTCCTCCGGCATTCTGCTTGATGAGGGTCGGAGAAACCTGTCCGCCGTCCCAGCCGCAAGGCTCGAACAGCGTCTGGTCGTTGTTACAGGACAGAGTCGCGGACTTATTCTCCTGAATGAGCGCACCCTTGCCGCCGCCTTCGCAGCCGGAGCGGATCTTCATCACAAGCGGTACATTGTTGCCGCCCGTGCCCATGCGTGAGGTCAGCGTCTGCACATTGCCGTCCTCGGAAAGTTTGACCCTACTGTCGGTTGGATGGTTTTCCAGTGCCACCGCAGCAGGAACAACGCCTGCACGGAGCGTGGGAGAACACTCTTCCTCATAGCCGATGGTGCGGCTCTTGGCAGAATGCTCGGTGCAGAAGCCTGCCGATTCCATTACGCAGGGCGGATGATGCGCTTCTGCTCGGAGTGTGGAGGTAACCTCCTCGGTGACATCCATTCGGTTGCCGCCCTGGTCATTCAAAACAATACCATTCCGACCGGTACTCATTCCGCAGTTCACGCCGAGGGTTGCGGAAGTGTCGTCCGTCAGACTGCAGTTGTATCCATCGAAGCCTGCCGCTCCAACGCAAGGCGTAAAACCTCCGGCAGCTCTTTGCCACGAGCGGAAGCCCTCCGCAGAATACCCAGACAGGCCTTCTGACTCAAATAATATTTTTCCGGCACTTCCGCCTGCAAGATCTGCGACAAGGTAGATGCGGCGTCTTCGCTGGGGAACTCCCCAGTATTGTGCGTCAAGAGTTCGGTACGCAACGCTCCATCCATCTCCCATGTATAGGTCGGCGTAGGGCCATTGTGCCTTTTCAGGCATAGGCACCTGGGCATTCGGCTCGACGATGCCGATGACCGCTTCGAGGACGGCTTTGAAGTCCTCACCCTTGTTCGAGGAGAAGGCGCCGGGAACATTCTCCCAACAGATCCATCTTGGATATTTGCCATCGGTGGCACACCTCATTTCTTTGATAATTCGGACGGCTTCATAAAAAAGACTTGAACGCGCTCCGTCCAAGCCGTCTCTTCGGCCTGCCACGCTCATGTCCTGGCACGGACTGCCGAAGGTGATAATGTCCACGGGTTCGATCCTGCCGCCGTCCATAGCGGAGATATTCCCGTAGTGCTTCATAAAAGGCAGACGCTTGGTGGTCACCCGAATGGGAAACGGCTCAATTTCCGATGCCCACACGGGAGTGATACCGGCAAGCAGCCCACCCAATGGAAACCCCCCGGAGCCGTCAAACAGGCTTCCGAGGGTCAAAGGCTTTTCAGTTTTCATCTGGATGCCTCCAATCGTTCTCTCAGCGCAGTGTAGAACGCTCTGCTTCGGATAGACTTTCCGGCAGCCGTCCACTCGCGCTCCAGCAAAAAACGAACCTCCAAATTCTCCACGCTGTAGTCGGCACGGAAGTTTCGCCAGGTTCGTTTATCCCATGTTTTCAGTTGCTCCCAAAGCCCTGGAAAGTGCTGATGCAGCTCCCGCAGCTCCGTCAACGATTGCAGCGGACAGCACCAGCAGGACACGCGCTTGAAATGCTCATACAGGCCATCCCAATCATATCCACGCTCATAGCAATACCGCAGGCAGTCGCGCTCCGTCCAGCCCCAATCTACCAACGGGTGTCGGTGGTTGGGATTCTGATTGTTCGCTCGTTCCAGGCGATATTGCTCATCGGCGGCAATGCCGACATACTCAATGACCTCATACTGTTTCCGCAGTTCCCGCAGAAAACGCTCTCGCGGCATCGCCTTGAGGCGCGTGGTACACCACCGCTGCCGTGGTCCAGGCCATCCGTAGCCATTCAACTGCGCTCCGTATTGCCGGACGACAGGCGAATCTGCACTACGCCGTACCGGAACATCAAACATGAGTTCCTCATAGGTATGCTCGGCTCTGACGCTGGTAATTTTCCGACCGATGTCCTTTTCAACCTTTGCGATATGATCATACATAGCAGGAAATTCAAGCCCTGTATCACAGAAAAGAATGCAGTCAATTTTCATGTCGCGCTCCAGCATCCCAAGAAGCATGGCGGTTGAGTCCTTGCCGCCGGAAAAGGAAACAAGGTGATATTGCTCTTTCATGCTCAAACCTCCGGTGCGGTATTGGCCACCTCAGTGAAGGGCAGTACTTTCCCGTCCCGCAGTACGCTGACCTTTTCATCCGAGCCGACCTGCTCGATGTACCGTTTTACGATGACGTCGCAGAACTTCTCGTCCAGTTCGATGGTATAGCAGATGCGGTCGGTCTGCTCACAGGCAATGAGCGTAGAACCGGAGCCGCCGAAGGGGTCAAGAACCACGCTGTTTGCCATAGAACTGTTCTGAATGGGATAGGCCAAAAGCGGAATCGGCTTCATGGTGGGATGGTCGCCGTTTTTCTTGGGCTTGTCGAACTCCCAGATGGTAGATTCTTTGCGACCGGTGTACCACTGATGCTTGCCTTTCTTCTTCCAGCCGTAAAGGCACGGCTCATGCTGCCACTGGTACGGGGAGCGTCCCAGCACCAGGGACTGCTTCTTCCAGATACAGCAGCCGGAGAGGTAGAACCCTGCGGCATCAAACGCCTTTCGGAAATTCAGCCCCTCGGTATCAGCGTGGAACACATAAATGGACGCATCGTCCGCCATGACCTTCTCCATATTGGAAAAGGCATCGAAGAGAAAGTCGAAAAACTTCTCCGATGCCATATTGTCATTCTTGATTTTCCCGGCGCTACCCTCGTAGTTCACATTGTAGGGCGGGTCGGTAATGACGAGGTTCGCCTTGCGGCCGTCCATGAGGGCAGTGTAGGTTTCTTCCTTGGTACTGTCGCCGCAGATGAGTCGGTGCCGTCCCAGCGTCCAGATGTCGCCGGACTTCGTGAAGGTCGGCTTTTGCAGCTCGGCATCCACATCGAAATCGTCCTCTTTGGCTTCGATTCCATCGTCAAACAGCTTCGACAGCTCCTTTTCGTCAAAGCCGGTGAGGAGCGGGTCAAAGTCCACCGCCTGCAAGGACTCGATCTCCACACGCAGAAGCTCTTCGTCCCAGCCTGCGTCCATCGCCATGCGGTTGTCGGCAATGATGTAGGCCTTCTTCTGGGCTTCGGTGAGGTGGTCGGCAAAGACGCACGGCACCTCGGTGATGCCTTCCTCCTTGGCAGCAAGAATACGACCGTGACCGGCAATAACGCCATAGTCACGGTCGATGATGACGGGATTGATAAAACCGAACTCACGGAGCGAGGAGCGGAGCTTATTGATCTGCTCCGGGCTGTGTGTCCGGGCGTTATTAACATAGGGAACCAGCTTCGTAATGGGGACGAGCTGCATTTCGGTCGTTGTTTTCATCAGACCAGCCCCCATTCCGCAAACTTCTCAAAGCCGCCGACCGAGTGGATGTAGTTTCGGGCAATCTCCACGATTTCAGCGTAAAGCCTGCCATCCACGGTATCATCCCCAATGGCGCAGCAGAGCGTCACGGGCTTGCCGGTTTCCTGGGCTTTGAGAAAAGCATAGATGTTGACAGACACATCTGCCTTGGAGAGATCCTTGCCATGCAGACCGCCGCCGGTGACGGAGTCTGCCATATCCGAGCCGAGTTTGCGGTTGGCAGCGCCGGTGTCCACATCGGTACCGCCTGTCCAGTCACCGAGTGGGTTGATCTCCGCATCGGGATAAATCTCGCGCAGATGCTGTGTCTCGGCATTGCTCTGACAGAGGATGAGTCGGTCACCGTCCAGAATGTATTTGCCGTCAAAGGGATGTTTGGAGAAAATGCTCCGTGCGATTTGCGACAGCTTTTTCTGCTCCTCGGTCACGGGCATTCCCTTGAAGATGCCGTTGTCACCGCAGCGGACGCCGTCTGCCTGGTTATCGGCAAGGTGACCGTCCTGCGGCACTTCTACATAGTCCACGGCGAGATTTCCGGCAATGCGGTGGACGGCAGCGGTGACATCTGCCTTGTCCAGCATGACGGAGGTTTCCACTATGATGTGGCACACGCCGTGGCCGATGAGGACTTCAACAGCGATGCGGGGATTTTCTGCTTTCTTGTATGCCAGGTCAACGAGCGCACCGGCAATTCTGTCTGCCACCTTATCCGGGTGGCAGGGATTTACTTTTTCAAACATGGTGTTACCCCTTTCTCGCACGGAGCAGGCGTTCCATAAGGTCGTCCTGCGGCGTTGACTCGCCGTATTCCGTGCTGCAGTTTTCTTTCACGATCTGGAAGATCTCATTCCAGAGCCGAACCGCCTGGTTCATGTAGTTGATGCCGATGTTAATAAACGGAGACGGGATCGGCTTTCCCGTGGTGGGGTGCTTGGAGAGAAAACCCATGCGGTTGGTCATTTCCTCGCACTGTACCCAGCGGGCGGAACACATGGCGTAGCGCTCCAAGAGCTGCGGCGACACCTTTGCGGCGCAGCCGATGCCTTTGAGCCATTGCCAGGTTTCCGTGTAAATCTCCTGCGCCTGCAGGACACTGCCGTCCCGCTGCTCGGCAGAAAGAAAATCATGGGGCTTTGGCATGGCAACACCCTCGACTTCGGGAATATCCAGCACTTCAAGTTTTCTGCCGCCGGGATTCCCGTTTTCGGCCTTGTCCTTGACTGCGGATTTCTTCCTTCCCGCACCGGGTCTTGCACCGCCGCGCCCGCCTGTGTTATTCGATTTTGTGGGCATCCGAGCTCACCTCCCTTAATTACCCTTTTGATTTTGCCTTTTTCGCACACGTGACCCCGGGCCGTTGCCCGACCGAAAAGGTCCCGGAGATTTTCATCCCCCTACCGGTCGCCGAGGTCGTGGTGGATCTTGGTGTGGCAGGACTGACAAAGGCTCATGAGGTTGTCCCTTGCGTGAGTACCGCCTTTGGAAACGGGCAGAATGTGGTGAACTTCCTGTACCGGTGTCAGCCGACCTTCCTTAAGACACATCTCACAGAGTGGATGCTCTGCCGCATAGCGGTCACGAATGCGTTTCCACGCTCTGCCGTACTTGCGGTTGACATCGGAGCTGCGCTCGTATTTGTCGTACCTGCGGCGTTCCTCCACACGGTGCTGTTCACAAAACTGTCCTTCACAGAGGTTGGGGCAGCCGGGATGAGAGCAGGGTCTGAGTGGTCGCTTGGGCATTTGCTCACCTCCTTCGGCATAAGAAAAGCCCCACGGGATTGCTCCCATGAGGCTGTCCTCTATTCTTTCGCCATTATAATGATACTATAAACCGGCGGTGCGTTATAGTGGCTTTTGGTGGCTTGTTTCGCCGGAATCAAGGATTTCCTGCACGGCGTCCAGGGCTTTGTCATGAAGGCGAAATACCCAGCGGCGGTTGTGGTACAGGCTCATGGTGATTTCTTCCCAGGTCTCGCTGCACAGATACCGTTTCTCCAGCAGGATGCGGAACTTTACATCATCGACCTTTGCAATGACGTCTACGATGTCCTTTTTGATCTGTA